GGCCGAGACTATGTCCGCTGGGTCAGGAACGTCAAGAAGTACGGTTACAATTACGACTTCCGTATATTGAACGCCGCTGACTTCGGAGCCAGGACAACACGCAAACGTTATTTCGGGATGTTTGCAAGAAAGGGCCTTCCAATCATATTCCCTGAGCCGACCCATAGTCAAAAACCGAGCGGACATCTTAAGAGATGGCAGGCTGTTGGCCCGGTACTCAATCTTGAAGAAGTGGGACAATCAATTTTCACACGAAAAAAGCCGCTGGCCGAGAATACCCTTAAACGTATCTATGCCGGCCTTATAAAGTTCGTTGCCGGTGGAAAAGACGCATTTTTGGTCAAGTTCAACAGCATGAGCCAGCGAGGAAAGTATGTGCCGCCTTCATTGGATAACCCATGCCCGACAGTGGCCGTGCAGAATAGGCTCGGCGTGGCTCATGTCGCGTTTCTATCCAAGCAATTCAGCGGCTCACCCAATGGCAAAAACATATCCATAGACAAGCCTGCCGGAGCGATAACCTGTGTAGATCATCACGCTCTTGTCAACGCCCAGTTCATGGATATGTACTATGGCACCGGTCATCCGATGTCTATTGATGAACCATTAGGTTGTATAACTACCAGGCCCAAGCACAACCTTGTGACGGCCAAGCGGTGGATTATGGATACAAATTACGACAACGTTGGCAGCAGTTTGGATAATCCGTGTAGAGTAATCACAGCAGATCGACATCATTTTTATTTGATGAATCCTCAATTTTTGTCAATTAGCGGATCCATTGATGATCCGTGTTTCACGCTCATTGCCCGAATGGATAAGCGGCCTCCATATTTGGTCAGCGTCAAGGACGGTATAGGCATAGAGATATATGAATCAGACTCTCCTATGACGGTTAAAATAAAAGAGTTTATGGCAATGTATGGCATTGCCGACATCTATATGAGAATGCTCAAGATTGTAGAGCTGAAACGCATACAAGGTTTCCCGGATAATTATGTGTTACTCGGCAATCAGAGCGAGCAAAAGAAGTTCATAGGCAACGCTGTTCACACAAGCATACCAAAGGCATGGTGTCCGGTATTGAGTAATGCTATTATGGAACTAAAACATGAACTTGTAACAGCATAGACTATGGGAAAGCCAAAAGGAATGGGCATTGTCGCTCTACATGATGACAAAGAGAGCAACATCGGATTCTTCTGCATGAAACTCGTTAAATATCTCAATGAAGAAGCCCAGATGGGCACGGAGTTCTATGAAGTACTATGGCATAAACGGTTCGGTCAGGCGAAAGCCGGTGAGTGTGCCTATCGCGAAAAATGCCCGATATATGCCAAATCTAAACCACCATTTTAACAAATAGTTGTCTATGAAACTATACATATCAATTCCCATCAGTGGCCGACCGCTTCTCGAGGCTAAGTATCAAGCCGAGGTCATCAAAGCAAAACTCACACCTCATGGCCACGAGTGTATCACACCCTTTGACGTGTGCCCGGAATCGGGCAAATCCTATGGCTACTATATGGGTCGCGACATAGAGGCATTATTAGCAGATGACATCGATGGTGTCGTATTCGGCAGAGGGTTTCATAACTCCAAAGGCTGTCAGCTTGAACACGCTGCCGCTGAAATCTACGGCAAGCGTATTGTATATCAATCTTGCTTTTACATGCTAAACTTTGACACTTTAACTGTTAATCCAATCTAAATAACAATGAGAAAAAAGTATCGTATCAAAATCATTCTCTATGCCGGCTATACCCACCCCAGCTACATCGTACAGGTTCGCGCATGGTGGGGTATGTGGGTCAATGTAAAATATTTTGATGACCCGGAAGATCCTGATTTCGCCCGGCGCGAGGCAGAGGAATTGTTAGACAAACTCAATGAAAAGTAGTATATGAAAGTTATTATTACAGGCGGCGAGGGCTTTATTGGCAAGGCTCTCGCCGCTGCTTTAATCAAGCGCGGCGTGCAAGTGATAAGCATTGACCGAAAGAAAGGTATTGAGGCTGACGACTTCTTCAATGGCATAGACCTCTCTGGTATTGATTGCGTCTATCATCTGGCCGCCCAGACATCAGTGTTCAACAATGATAACGACCTCATCATACATGATAACATAAAAACGTTCATATCTGTGTGTGATGCCTGCAAGCGTGCCGGCGTCAAGCTGGTATATGCCTCATCTTCCACAGCCAATAGCCCCAACACTACATCGCTCTACGGCATATCCAAGCGCTTTAATGAGGAATATGCCAGATGCTATAATCCGCAAGCCACTGGCGTCCGCCTCCACAACGTCTATGGGCCTAACCCACGTCAAGGCACTCTTCTTTGGCATTTACTTCACGACAATCCGGTCAGGCTCGTCAATGGTGGAAGAAATGTCCGTCACTTCACTTACATTGATGACGTTGTGGAAGGTCTTATCTACGCATGGGGCTGTAATAGGCAACTTATCAACATAGCCAACCCCGAAGAAACGAGCATCTATGATTTCGCATTGGCTGTTCAAGAACATAATAGTGTTGAAATATCGTTACTTACGGAAAAACGAGAATTAGACAAATTTGCTCAAACAGTTGATGAGAGCCTTTTTACAGTACCTTTGCCTTATACGTCTGTCGAGGAAGGTATAAAGCGTGTATTTGAGATAATCGAAAATGAAAAGGCGCAGTAGAATAACACGTATGGATAAATGGGATGTTCCTGCTTCACGGCCACGGCTGAAAGGTGGGAATATCCCTCTTTGTGATTTGTCGCACAGCACTGCTGTTCATCAGCTCGGCAATCTGGTATATTTCTCGCAGTTCAAGCGCACCAAGCGAGGCATACCGTTCAGCGAGATTAAACAATCGGCCGATATCGCCAAGGTGTTTGCCGATGCAGCGTGCAATTTCATTCTGCGACTTGTCAATAATACGGAAGATTGGGCCATAATAACCACGCCCCGGCGCCGACATTCTGACGGGTTCCATTTCGCCACGGCCATCTGCGAGATGATCAGCCACCGACTCGGCATAACGTTCTATGCAGACGCGGTTCAGTGTATCAACCGCAATAGGCTCGACCCGGATTTTCATTTACTCCGACCGATAACTGAGCGGCGGGTAATAGTCTATGATGATATCATCACTACCGGCACCACTCTGACTGCAACAGTTTCACTACTGGCCGATCGTGATTTTATCATCAATCTCATAGGCATCAATAATCGCTAACATTCAATCTCCCAGCAATGAATCTGACTCAATCCCCACCACGTTTTGGAAATAAAAGCCCTAAAAACGGCAAAATAACAGCCGAAAACGGCAATTTTATTGGGTTCATCGGAAATTTTTTCTGGGGCGGGAGAAAGACAAAACAAAAATAACATGACTCATCTCAAAAAAATATTGCCAAACAGCAATCCTTTCTACTTATTCTTTCTCTGGTTGCTGTCGTAAATACAGTATCAACCTAAAAATTATATACAATTTCCATCTCGAATTATATAATCAACACCAATACATCATCACAATGGCACGAATAAAGAATAAACAACGGCAGCAGAACAACAGGCTTACCGAAAAGCAAGAGAAGTTTTGCCGATTCTATCTTGATACAGACGGCAATGCTTCCGAAGCGTACAGGATGGCTTATGACACATCCAATATGCAACCGGGCACAGTATGGAGTGCGGCCAGCCGACTCCTTGATAACTGCAAGGTTATAGCAAGGATAGATGAGATACGCGCCGAGCGTGCGACTTCGAGCATCATAGAGCGCAAAAAGGTGGAGAGTGTGCTAATGGACATCATTACCGCAGATCCCAACGACCTCTATATAGTTGACCCAAAGACAGGGAAAATCAAGATGAAGGCACCAAGTCAGTTGCCTAAGCGTATGCGCAATGCCTTGAAGAAGATCAAGAATAACCGTGGCATTGTTGAATACGAGTTTAACGGTAGAGTCGAAGCTGCTCGTCTGCTTGGCTCTTGGAATGGTTGGGACGCACCTAAAGAAGTAAATGTCAAGTCATCTGGTAATGTCAATGGTGAAATTCGTATTGGTTTTGACAATGATGATGAATAATCTAAAGTGTAAGCAAAAACGCCGGTTTTGATTGTATAATGATATAGTCGGCTTGTAAAATCTCGGCAAAACACCAAAACGGGTAAGCAAAGTAGCCTAAAATAATATCAATTTGTATATATTAATGATTCTTAATTACAAGAAATTTAACCCCCTCGGTTTTTATCTGCTGATGCTCTTGCAGGATAAAAGCATCCGTAACATAATCTTGTACGGCGGCTCATCATCAGGCAAAACATATAGTATGGCCCAGATTATACTGATAATGACACTTTGGGAGGGATCGAACACTCTTGTAATGCGCAAAGTCGGAGCGTCAATCAAGGATACCGTTTATCAGGATTTTAAGTCAGCTGCCGAGCAACTTGGGATTACAGTTCTATTTAAGTTCTCTGATGGGATAAAGACAATAACGTGCCTTGAGAACAATGCGCGTATCGTATTCAAGGGTCTTGATGACTCTGAGAAAATCAAGGGCCTATCAAGTTTCAAGCGTGTAGTATTGGATGAGTGGTCTGAATTTGAAGAGGCAGATTACAAACAGATCCGTTTACGCTTGCGTGGTATGGAGGGTCAGCAGATAATCTATACGTTCAATCCAATCAAGGAGACCCATTGGATTAAGAAGAAAGTATTCGACACCCAAAAGTGGCATAATATTCCTATGAAGGTTGTAATTGCTGGGGAAATCATACCCGAAGAGCTGACAAAGGTCAAATCCATACGGGTGAATGAGCCTCGCGTTATCATGCACAAAAGGACCGGAGAGATGATAGAACACGCTTCAGACACTGTTGTTATTCAGACTACTTATCTGAACAACTTTTGGGTAGTTGGTTCCCCTGATGGAACGTATGGTTACTATGATGAGCAGTGTATCGCCACGTTTGAATATGATCGTGAGAATGACCCCGATTATTACAACGTCTATGCTCTCGGAGAATGGGGCGTAATTCGTACCGGATCCGAGTTCTTCGGGTCATTCAATAGAGGCAAGCATACAGGTGAGGTTGGATATGACTCGAACCTGCCTATCCATATCAGCGTCGATTCAAACGTGTTGCCTTATATCTCATGCTCTTATTGGCAGATTGTGACTGATGATGGCAAATATCATATACGACAGATAGGTGAAACGTGTGCCGAAAGTCCTAACAATACAGTACGTAAGGCGGCCAAACTCGTTGCTAAGACTCTTCATGCGCTTGGAGTTGACAGAGCCTATCTTCATGGTGACGCCTCAACGAGAGCGGCCAATAACATTGATGATGAAAAACGGTCATTTCATGACCTATTCATTGATACCCTGCAAAAAGAGGGCATTGAGGTTGAGGACAAAGTAAGTAGTAAGAATCCGAGTGTCCCGATGTCAGGCGAATTTATAAATGCTATATTTGACGGCATATTACCCGACCTCAACATTACCATTGATGAGAGTTGCAAAACCTCGATAGAGGACTATATGAGTGTTCAGAAGGACGTAAACGGTGCAATACTCAAGACAAAAGTCAAGAACAAAATCACAATGCAGACGTATGAGGAACACGGCCATTTGTCCGATACGTTCCGTTATGTAATCACTGATATTCTTCGAGAACAATTCCTGTTATTCTCTAACCGCCGTAAACGCAACCTCTACGCCAGAGATGATGTAATTCATTTCTATAATCCGAATACTGAATGTAAGTATAGCCGTGAGATTGTCTATGCCATGCCGAATGTCAACGGCAAGTTCGCTTTGGTCCACGGCAAACTTTGTGGCGAA